AAATAGTGTAACTGGCATTAGTTGGATCGCTATTGGTAATTAACCAAGGGGGAAATGATAGCGATACACAGGCATATTACGATATAGGAAGTCAACAAAGGCAAGAGCAGTTTACTTTCCCAATAGCATTTAAATCTAAGCCATTATATGTACATCCATATGCGATTAATAAAGTAGAATTAAGGCATTTATCACGAATTGGAATTAGTGATAGTCAGATTACATCAACAGGATTTGCAGCGGTTATTAGTGAAAATTCTAATGTAGTAGAACAAATTAAAATGAGGTATATTGCTTTAGGCGTTTAAATACCAACAACACACCATTCAATAATAGAGTCAGCTTTTAACATTGATTGATAGCTAGAATGTACTTCGTACCGCATATCTGTTCTAGAAATTCTTCTTGTGATAGTACTTGCTCCTGAATTCCCCCAAAATATTGATGTATCGCTAGCAATAATTCCGAATGTATGAAATAAATGATTACTTGTAAACGCTATAGGGAATATAACTTTATTTGTTGTTGTTTCTAAATTGTTAGGATCTGATTGCTTTTGCTCTCCAGCCTTTTGTTTTCCCCCTTGGCTAAATTCCGAACGCAACATAAAATAAATCACTATTATATGCTGCACTAGATGCATCAGCAACGATTGTATAACCAGTAGTAGTTCTTTTATCGGTGTAAGCAACTGATGCACCACCAATAGCAATAGGCCATTCTAATGTTTGTAACACACCAATACATTCTTTTGCATAGGAAATAGGAAATTGAACATCATATTTTCTACCATCATATATGGTTAAATTTAATTTTCTTCCCCCTTGGTGATTAAATACCAACAGCAATCCAACAACCATTATTACGAGACTTAGGATAGTTAGTGTTATTGCTACCGCTTACCATTTTAAACGTGCTCGCCGTAATCGCCTTTGGTCTAATCATCATCTCATGCCATGGAGTTGGCTCATCTAGCATCATAGGAAGTACTGCCATTACTTCGTTAAAACGAATAGGAAATGTTATAGATGCAATTTCAGGGACAAATTTTCCCCCTTGGTCATTTAAGCATTTCAATGGCCTTGCGTAATTGTCTAAGTGATTTATGGGTATAAACACCATCAGTAACATTAGATGAAGCATGGCCTAGCAATAGTCGCTTAGCATTGTAGTTAGCACCTACATCATCTAATCTAGTAGCAAATGAATGACGGCAATCATGAGGCGTGTGTTTAGCATTGATGGATTTCATGGCTAATTTAAAGGTGTGAGACAGGGAAACATAATTCCGTTCCTTTATGATCCATTTATCAGATAAGCGAGATTCAATAAATGGCCATATACGATGATGAATGGGAATGATGCGGATACCTGCTTTTGTTTTGCTGCTAGTAACTTTTAAATACCGTTGTTTGCGATTAATATCGGTGCTTTTTAAATTAATTAATTCACTGGCACGCAATCCAGTGTATAAGAGTATTAAGGGGATTTTTGCATTGATATACCATAAGCGGTTAATTTGATTAGTGGTGAATACTTTGCGTGGGCGCTTAGGGGTATTGTGGCCAATATTCAAATATTGACTGTATGACTTTGAGCACCAGTCATTAATAATTGCAAATGAATATAATTGATTCAGTAAAGAGCGAACTTTCTTACATGAGGAATAAGAGAGTCCGCTCTTTAGCATATCCGATATTATATTTTGCAACTCCATATATGTGATTTCGTTGATAGGGCGGTGAGATATAGATGATACATGATGGTATGCACATTCATATCCTTTCATGGTATGTGGTGAAACATTTAACGAATGCAACTCTAACCATGAATGATATACATCGTTTAACGTATGAGCGTTGTTTAATGCCTCCTTAGCCTCATTATAAGAGGAATAATAACCTACAACTTTATATGCTACATAGGGGCGTTCATGAGCCCCTTTTAATTTCTCAATTAATTTCATAGTAACCTCCAAGAAAGGACAATAATATATGTATGTATTTGTATTAGACGAAAACGGCATTAGACAAACATCCTACGTAGTAGGAGTACATGCTGACACATTGGAAGATGTAGAACAGTTAGCGAAACAAACGTATCCGACAAGCACTATTTTAAGCGGTGATAGTGAAATGCAGGCACAATTCACAAGTGGCAATGCATATGTAAATGGTGAATTTGTAAATCCGCCAATAGTTGAATATCTTCCAACAAAAGAAGATAAAATCAATGCTATTAAAGCAGAGTATGAACCTCGATTTAAAACGCTAGAAGAAGCCCAACGCAGATTGCTGTTAATGGGAAAACCTACCACAGCAATTAGCACACAGTACATTAAATTAAATGGAGAAATGGTTGCACGAATCAAGGAGGTGCAATAATATGCCTAAATATATCGGTGATAGCAAAGTTCCAGTTATGGAATTCTGCGAGTACTGTTGGGAAGTACTAAATGATGATGGTACGTGTCCTACTGAAGGATGCGTACATAATGATTTGCTATCTTTAGATGAAAGTGAAGCACAAACGGAAGGAGATTAAATGTGGACATGGCAATTCGAACTGAATGATATTCTAACCACATTGACTATTGTCAGTATAGTTGCAGGTATAGGGTATAAGGTTCTAGTTATTCCATTGCTCGAAAAGTTGGATTTGCAGAGAATGCAAGACAATTTGATGTTTCATGAAAAAATGGGCGTGCTCACTGATACGCTAAAGGATTTAAAGGATGAAATTAAGCTATCTCGTGAGCAACGCACTAAGGCTTATACCGAACATGTTAAATTGACATCACGAGTTGATGGCATTGAAGCAAGAGTTGATGATATTAAGGAGGAACTACATGAACATACCTCAAAATCTCATCAATACAATTAAAAAATCATATCAATCTGTAAGGGTGGCCAACTTCCATCCTACAGGTGTTCTTGCAACAAGGGTACTAGTACTAACCATGCTAGTACCTATTTTGTTGGTAGTTGTTGAGTATATTATGGTGTTCATTCAAGGGTATGTATCCGATGATATGAATAAACTGATTAATGTGGGGATAAACATTATAGATCATATATTCATTCCGTCAGTATTAACCGCATTAGTTGGTTTTCTTGCATTGTGGATAGATAAGGACGGAAATGGAATACCAGATAAATTAGAAGAACAGCCTAAATTACCACCATTACCAAACATGACAGAAAGGAGTGATAAGAGTGAAAAAAGGCTTTGATATTTCAGCATGGCAAGAGGACGAAAATGGAACACCTTATTATGATGAGTGCCGCATGCAACAAGCCAAAGAAGAAGGCAATAAATTTGTAATCATTAAATTAGGTGAAAACTATAACGTTGATGAATTCTTTGAGCAACATATAACTGCAGCATTAAATGCAGGCCTCGAAGTTGGTGTATATTATTTTAGCCATGCATATGATGAGGCAACCGCAGTACAAGAGGCGGAATGGGTAATTAACACGCTCAATAGCTATGGATATACTGATTACCATTTGCAAGCTGGTATTTGGTATGACTATGAGGAGCATCGCCAATTACGTAATATGATTAATGCTGGTGCATTAACTAGCCAAGGAATGACGAATTGCATTAGTCGATTTGTAAATACATTATGGAGTGCTGGCTTTCAAAATGTAGGTGTGTATAGTGGATATTCTCTATTGTGGGATGAAACATATGCATATACTCAAATGCCAAGCGTTCCTGTATGGTGTGCACAATATGATTCACAATGTGATTATCCAAATATCAGAATATGGCAATATAGCGATTGCGGAATAGTAGCTGACAAAGAAGTTGATGTCAACTACATGTATGACTAGGGGGAAGTATGAATGACAAAATCAAAAACTTTATTCACGCTCATTACATCTCTGTGCCTATTTGTATTGTCCTTTGTATCATTGCCTGTATATGGTTCTACGCCGACAGAGCAAGTAATATTGACACGACAGGAATACAACGAGCTACTGATGAAGTTCGAAACGCTCAACAATACAATCAACGAGCAATTGAAGATAATAGACGAGTTAGAACAGCAATTGAACGTAGCACAGATGTCAACGAGCGAATCGAAACAAGAATTAATAGAATCGATGAACTTAATCAAAGAACAGAGGGAGCAATTACTAATGGCCAAGAACACATTAGTAATTGC